AGGTGTCATTTCTAATATCCTACCTGATGAACTAATGCCTCAAACTGAGGATGGTCAAAGAGTGGATATGAAATACAACCAAGCAACTGTAGTCAATCGTTTGAATCCATCTCAGTTATTTGAAATGGAAATCAATTCCGCATCAGCTGCTGTAGTTCGTAATCTTAATAAGCAAGACACTAATGGATCTCTTAAGAAGATTATAAAATTTGTAAGCTTCTTTAGTCCAAGTCAAGCTAAAGAGATGGAAGAGTTCGTAAGTAATAGTAATCCATCAGTTCGTATGGAGTATCTAAACTCTATCATTGATGATGGTAATATTACTATATCTATTCTACCAATGCAAGAACCAGTTACTATTGAAACTCTACAAAGAGTTCTAGCTGAGTTCCCAGAAACAAGACATGGGTATGTATATACCCCTATGCTTGATTCTTCTAACCAAGGTATTAGATTGGTTAAGTCTTTAAGACCTGTACTTGTAGCTAAACAATACGTATGTCGTTTGAAACAATATGCGGAAGAAAAGTTCTCAGCAACAAGTATGTCTTTCAGTAACAACAAAGGTGAAAATAGCCGTAATAAATCTGCTGGTCTATATAAACCTGTATATACTAATACACCTATCCGACAAGGGGAAATGGAAATTAGTGCATTGACTCACATTGGTGATGATATCAATGTAATTATGTTGATGCTTTATAGCACAGCTCCTATTGGACGTAGATCTATCAAAGATCTATTGACTAAGAATCCTAATGATGTGGATATTACTCTATCTGCAGATGCTAAATCTAGATCTGCTGAGATTGTAAATGCATATCTTAAGGCTATTGGTCTAAAACTCACATTCGAAAAGGTTCCGAAAAAATATCAAGAAGCATTATTGTATGATATCCCAGATGAAGATTTCTATACACCTGCAATGCTCGAAGACTATTCTTATCTTAAAGCATTAAGAGAGAATGATAAATCTAAGATGACTATTACAGTTAAGGAATTCAATGGGAAGTATTATCCAGTATATGATAACTTCATTGAACCAGGTATCCCAGCTATCATGGAAGGAGCTATGAGTAGCGAACCTCCAGAAGGTTATAGTGAAACAGATTCCTTATGGGTAACTAGGGGTATTAAGTACTTTAATAGATAAGGAGGCAATCATGATTTTAAGAGATCTATATACGACTCTCTTACGTGGTAGTCTTGATAACGTCTTTGAAGACGAGAATTTAAGATTGATTAATGAACGGACTTCAGTTTTGTTGAATAAACCAAACTGGACCATTCAGGATATAGATGATGCTGATACAATCTTACGTATCAGCAACGTCTTATATAACAATACAGATCTAGCTGTATTACCATTAGAAGATGGTATTTATGATTTACTCTTAGAGGCTTATAAGAAATACAATCCTAACTTCCAAGTTGGATCTGATGTAGTTCACTTTAAGCTCCAAGGTAAAGGTAAGGCTACAAGTAATGAAAGTTATATTGAAGCTATAGTGTCTTATCCGAAGGAAACTAATGATACTCTATATAGAGATACATTCATTGAAGTTCCAACAAATAGATGGCAACCAGCAATAGAATCTAATCATGCTACAGTATCCGATAGAGGTAGAGACACAGCTCATAAATATCCTCAATTAGTTGGTACTCTAGATAAGTGTAAGTTTGTATTAGAGTCTGATGCAAAGAAAGCTTTTGTAGATAAAGATCCAAAAGTAAAGATATTTGAAAGAGACTTCTTAGCTAAGCATATCATGATGGGATTGATTAATTATCAAACTCCATTTGAGATGGTAGCAGAAATCAAATATGATGGACTATCTGTAGAAGCTGAAGTAAATAATAAAGTAGTCAGTGCTAGAACTCGAGGAGATTTAGATGCTGACTTGGCTACAGATTTAACTGATATCTTATATGGTTATAGATTTCCTAATGACTTATCCGATAACGAAGTTATTGGTATGAAGTTTGAGGCAATCATTACCAAAGAAGATCTAGTTAGATTCCAAAATGCTACTGGTAAGACCTATAAGAATATGAGAACTGCAATAGCTGGTATTATTGGTTCAGCTAATGCTAGAGATTATATTGACTTCATTACGTTAGTGCCATTAGCAACTTCTTTAGACTTCAATAGTCGTATAGAAGAATTAGAGTTCATGAATAGATACTTTGCTACTAAAGAGCCTAATCGATATAGAATCATTCAAGGTTATTATAGCAACGTATTATTCCAAGTGAATAAGTTTGTCCAAGATGCTGATTGGTTTAGATCTTATATGCCATTTGCTTATGATGGCATTGTAGTATCTTATACCGATAAGAATATCATTCAAGCTCTTGGTAGAGAGAATCATGTGAATAAGTATAGCATTGCAATCAAGTTCAATGCTATGGTTAGATCTACAAGATTCCGTGGTTACCAATATACAGTTGGTAAGAATGGTGTAATCACACCGATGATTATGTTTGACCCAGTTGAATTCAATGGTACAGTCCATAACTTAGCAAGTGGTCATTCATATGAAAGATTCAAAGCATTGTCATTAAGATACAATGATATTATTGATGTGACTTATGTCAATGATGTAATGCCATATGTATCTAGACATGATTGTGTAGAGAATGATAACAATCCAAGACCTATGGAGGAATTCATTGATAATTGTCCTGCCTGTGGTACTCTACTGGTAGAGTCCTATAGCGGCAAATCTGTATCATGTCCTAATCCTAAATGCATTGGTCGTGGTATTGCTAGGATGGCAGATATGCTTAAGAAGATTAACTTTAGAGATTTCTCTGAAGCTACAGTTAAAGACTTAAGTATAACTTCATTCACTGATCTTCTTAATATTACACCTAGCAGATTAGCAATCTTAGGTGATGTCAATAGTAAGAAGTTCATGGAGCGGGTAAACGAACTAAAGACAAAGCAAGTATATGATTATAATATCATTGGTGCTCTTGGCTTTACAGATATTGCAATTAAGACTTGGAAGATTGTACTTCATGCTTTGAAGATAGAAGAAGTATTAAACTTACCAGATAGTGAATTGCAATCTAAACTCATGAAGCTTAAAGGGATCGGTAAAGTTGCAGTAGAGACTATTCTTAATGAACGTGAAGTCTTTGCTGAAGATCTCATTACTATCATGAAGATGAATAATGTAGTCAGAACTTATAACCTAGTAGACAATCGTAAGAAGATTGTAATCACTGGGTTTAGAGATGATACATTAGCAGAGAGAATGGCACCTCTCGGGTATTTCGTTACAGATACAGGTGTAACCAGAGATACAAATATTCTAGTGATTCCTCATGTGGGATTCAGTAGTTCTAAAGTAGACAAAGCCCTCAAGTATGGTATCCAAATCGAGGCATTGCCTGACTTTAAGGCAAGATTTGGTTTGTAAAAAATTACAAACTAACTTACAGAATATTAATATATTATATACGTGATCATGATATAGTCTATGGTCACGTATTATATTTTATTTTCCATGCAAAGGAGACACAACCATGGTAAAAGACATTAAAGAAACAAACATTATTGAAACTGTATTGGAACGCTTGAAAGCTGAAGACCAAATCATCTTACGTTCCCATCAGTTCGTAAACGTTTTGAAATCTGTACTATTTGGTGCAGTTAAATTCTTGGCAAACACTAAGTTTGAAAACGAAGCAGTATTGCGTGTCAATGATAAAAATGGTACATTCATTGCTGGTATCGTTTTAGAACGTGCAGTAGATGATGAAGGTAAAAACTCCTTCGAAGCTCGTTTTGAATTAGACGAAGATGGCGTTAAAGATATCGCTACTGTATATGATTTGAGTGATGAAGAAGTTCAACGCTTCTTGAATCGTTTCATGTATGTATTGACTAATAACAAATTCGTTAACAATGCATTCGTATTCGATATCACTCGTGTTATCTTATCTTCCGTAATCAATGCGTTGATGAATCTTAACAAAACAGATATCGACGAAGATGGTTACGAAGTTAAATTCGATGAATATCTTACAGTTACTGCAACTGAAGAAGATGGTAAACGTGTTATCGATTTCGAACCAGCTGTCGATTTGAAGAAATTTATCAAAGACGACAAACTAGTTGACGTTGAATAATAACTGATAATGTTGGAGGTTAGGTGAATAACCTAACCTCCCATTGTATCTTTTATTTTTAATCGGAGACACAAGAAATGAAAAAAGGCGTAGTAAATGGAACGATGTATACTATCTATGACTTTGATACTGCAATGAAGAATGCTGACGACATTAACGTTGCTATCGAAGAAGATGGTAAAGTCTTTCCTATTATAGGCAAATCTAATGCATATCAAACTAATGGTGTTGTACTTGATGGATGTATGGCGACTTTCATCAGTGCAGATAAAGACCAGTCTAAGTATGAATTAGAGAATATGAAGATTATTGATTTTAGTAATGCTAAGAGCATGCAAGATCAAATTGAAAAGTCTAGTGAGTTACGTTCTATGGAAGAGACTATCTTGATTAATCCAGATAATATCTTCAATGTTAGAATCAAACCAAATGACTTACCTGAGATGATCGGTCTTAAGGAAGCTGTTAATCGTAAGAATATTGATATCAATAAATATGCTTATCGATTTGGGGATAACTTTAATAATGACCGTCGTCTATTTGAAAAGGATACTATCACGTTAGCAAAGATTAAGACAATCGCTGAAGCATTAGATATGGATTGTTATGTGATCTTTGAAGATAGAGAACCAAATGTACCTAATCCAATTGGGTCACAAATTAAAGTTAAGATCACCAATATTGGGGAGGGTGACAATGAACACACAAGCTAAGTTTATCGCAGACTATAACGATAAAAATAGACCTAAGTTCAATGACATATTCTTCACTAAGTCTGATGATGATATCATTGAAGACTTGAAGGATGTTATTCTTTCTTGTGAAAGAAATAAATTCTATACTATCAAAGTATTAGGATTTGAAGTTATAGATGATTACACTGAAGTACAAAAGTTACTTATCGGTGATGAAACTCCATCTATATCTATCAAAGATTCTGACCTTAAGATATTGAAAGTAACTTATCATGTAGCTTGTACTAAAGATGAGGAAACTTTCGATGTACTTATTGCGATCCCAAGAGTTATTGATGGGGCTTATATCCATTTGAATGGTAATGATTACTTCCCATTATTCCAGCTAGTTGATGGTAGTACTTATAATAATACTACAGCAGCAGCCGCTAAGACTCAATCTATCACACTCAAAACAAACTCCAATGCTGTTAAGATGCTTCGTAACTTCGTTGATCTAAATACAACGAAAGAAGAGACATTACGCATGGCTATGTTTAGTGTATACTTGTTTGACCATAAAGTTACATTATTCGAATACTACTTAGCTAGATTTGGATGGTATGAAACTTTAAGCAAGTTTAACTTTGAAGATGTAATTAAGCTCTCTGACCATGATATTGATGATCCAGAGTATTATACTTTTGCGATTGCCAATAGTCATATGAAGAGCCCATTCTATATCTCAGCAGTGAAATCCTTTGTAGATAATGATCGTATCTTACAATCTTTCATTGCATCATTTACTAAGTCTATTGCATCTTATGCAACTAAGAAGACTACAATGGATCAGTTATATACTACAGAATTCTGGGTATGTAAACTAGGCTATAACTTTGTATCTTCTGAGACTTCAGTATTCACTAAAGGTAATGCAATCATTGAATCCTTGGAAAACTCTTACGATATTCCAACTAAGAAACGTTTGCGTTTACCTGACCATATCAAAGAAGATATCTACTCTGTATTGAAATGGATGGCATGTGAGTTCTCTTCAATTCGTTTGAAGAATAACTTAGATGCTTCCTCTAAACGGATTAGATGGTCTGAATATATTGCAGCTATGTATATCATGCTAATCAATGTTAAGCTTAGACGTTTACCAGAGAAGCATGATCCTAATATGGAAGCGTATCGAATCAAACAGCAATTAAATACACCACCAATGGCGTTGATTGCTGAGTTACAGAAATCTAACCTTAAAGGTTTCCGTAATATGGTTAACGATAGAGACTCATTCTTACAATTAAAGTATACCATCAAAGGTCCATCTGGTCCTGGTGAATCTAATAGTAAGAATGTGGCACGTAATGTGCGTGCAATCGATCCATCTCATTTAGGGATTATCGATTTGAATACATCTTCCGCATCAGATCCTGGTGTAGGCGGGATGTTATGTCCACTCAACTATGGTGTATATGAATGGAACTCTTTCACTAATGAAGAAGAACCTAATGTATGGGACGACAACTTTAGTAAGATGCTCAATATATACCGTGAAGAGAAAGGCTATACATCTGCAATCATGTTAGCAGATGATGCTGGATTAGAACTAACAGATAATAGAGATCCTGAAGCTGTAGCATTTGATGCCCAATTACTTGGTCAAACAATTGCTAAGGTAGCTAGGACTCGAGCATTTGAGAAACAACTTCGTCCAGCGTTAATTAACATGGAAGACAGCTGTTCAATATACTTTGAGGAGGTTTAAGATGGCTGATATCTACTACAGATATTTCGTGTTCTCCAGAACTCAAATGGAAGCACTTAAAGAACGCTATAATAAACTCGGTAAAGATATTGAATTTGGTAAAGTAGTAGTTGGTGGTGTCAAGAAAGAATACACTGATATTCTTCTTGACATGAGCCAAGCTAAATACTCAGATTCAATCAAAGTTGCTGAGGGCGATATTCGTCGTATTATTTATACTAAAACTAAATAGGAGGATTCTATGCGAGTAGGACAAGCAAACACAGATATTCATAATTTTGGTCACTATCTAGTTAAACTTCTTGATACAAATTCTTTGTATTGGGATAAACTAGAAAGTATCTCCCCAGATTATGATCTTCTTAATGATCATAATGAGACTTACTTTGTTAAGACTGATGAACTTCTAGAAGCTAAAGAAGGGTTCATCATTAGTTCTCATACATATGGTCGTAAACTAAATATTCGTGGTAAGAATATTGTATTGGTGTATAATGAAGACATTGAACCAGAATATCTTACAGATAATCCATTTAGTGTAGCAGTAAACCGTGAATCTGATTCCATGCATACATTATTGATCAACTTCAACACATTCGTTAAGTTGATTGCTAATAAGGACTATAATGGCATTTACTCTTTCTTCGCCACATTCTATAAATGGTTATGTGGTGCAGAATCTACACAATCCCATTTATATGCAGTTCTTACATACATCGATGTAGTTTACCATAACTTAGACTTAGAAAAAGTTAAAACTTTCATCGATTTCAATCTTGCTAAATCTACTGATATCTTAAGTCAAGTAGTTATGAGCAAATTCAATGTACCAAATGTACATGGCTTCACCGCTAGAGTATTAGCTATCATGGAAGTAGACAATAATAACATCTTTGCAGAGTTATATTACTACCCACGATATACTAATGACTTAATTAAAGCAGGTATTGAACCAGAGTTTAGTCTTAAAGGCTTCCTAGCTACTATTGAAGAAGCTTTTGAGCATCAACATGATGAAAATATCGAATTGCGTGATGCATTCATCGATGCTATCTACTTCAATAATGCAACTATGGAAGTTGATGCTGAAAGTAAATACGAAAAGATCGTGTTCACTCAATTACTTAAGTTTGAGCCACGTCTAGAACAACAAATCGATTTACTATTCGGTATGCCTAAAGAACTTTTGGAAACTACTATGGATATCATCTACAAAACTATTGGTGACTGTATTGAAAAATATGGTATCAAAGAAGTAGATCCAGAAGAAGAAAAAGAACGTAAACTTCAATTAGAATCTGATATTGAAGCTCAAATCAAGAAAGCTATTGAAGGAATGGATACGAAATAATATATTACCCTCTAGGATACATAATCCTAGAGGGTTTTATTTTTTAAGGTGGTGGGATATATGAAAGAAGCAGTTATTGATAACTGTACTTGCCCTAAGTGTTATTCAAAGAACTTTGATCTATACACAGCTAATGGTAAACCAGTAAGTTATGCTAATATTATACTAGCGTTTAGTAAAAATCCAGAGCAAGTGTTAGATAATTTGAATAGATACCAACTGTATAAATTCAAATGCAATGATTGTGGTAAATCATTCTCTATTGATTGGAGATGGGGATTACCATATCCTACAATGGAGAAGATTGACGTATAACCTTGAACAAAGCAATAATAAATGAAAGGAGAATTTACTTATGATTTCAAAGAATAATCTACTATATGTCATAGGTGCTATTATTTATATTGCTTGTTTCGGTTACATTGTACATGATATGCTCCAAGCCCCCGAAGGTCGTGTATTAATCTTTATTTATGCCACTTCGGTGATCTTGACAGCATTAATTATTGTAATTGGTTATAAGATATCTAAGGCACTCTTACACATACTTGAAAAGTATATGGGAGAGTGATAGGATATGGTAGAACTAACAATAGCAATCTTAATTGCAGCAGGAATGCTAACTATTATTTCTAACATTAGCTTCATCGTTAATGTCGGATTAATTCTGTTAACAGTGTTATGTGTCTTATCCAATGACAACAATAACAAAAAAAGGTAAATTTATGACGGCTTTTGATCTTTTATTGGCATTAGTCATCTGTGGTAGTATTGTCTACAAATATATGAGTGGACAAGAGCTTACTCACGATTATATAATGTCTATAATGTCAGTAGTCTTACTATTTATTATCTATAAATCTATAAAAGTAAAATAGTAATCTACACTAAACAAGTTAATACTTTATGTATAATTTGTTATGGAGAGGGGATATTATACGTAATGAATGTAACTTTAGCGATAACGGCACTTTTTATTATCATTATTATATCATTACTGTGGATGGTAGCTAGAGTCTTGTATAAAGATCATTTATCTGAATCACCACTCTATATAATAACTGATAAACGCAGTATGATTATTGATGAGACAGATGACTATCTTAAGTTAATCCATAACGAAAGATCGGTATATCTGGTAGAACTCAATGGTGAATTCTTTGTTAATGTAACTGGAAGCTCATACAATCAAGCAAAGATTGGAGACCAAGTTATGTTAGCATCTGGTCCCACTACTCGGGACTTCATTATTAAAAAATTGTAGGTAAATTGTAATGAAACTATTATCAATTCGACTTGAAAACTACATAGGTATTTACAATGGTCGTGGTGATAATATCTTAGAGGTAGACTTATCACAGTCTACCTCTAATATCGTCATCATTCGTGGCTCCAATGGTTCGGGTAAGTCCACATTACTAAAAGCTTTATCTCCACTCCAAGATGATAACACTGCTATCATTCCTGGGTTGGAGGGTAAGAAAACTTTAAGATATCTTTACAATGGTGAAGTATATGAAATCTTATACGTTCATCCAGTAAAGACTGATGGCTCTAGAGGTCAAGTTAAGATGCAAGTATATAAAGGAATGAACCGTGTTGAGTTGAATCCTACTTGGAACGTGACTTCTGGTAAAGACATCATATTCGATTTGTTTAACTTAGATGCTAACTTCCTTACATTATCTCAGTTATCTTCTGAAGATAGAGGGTTAGCAGATAAGAAACCGGCTGAACGTAAGAAGTTCGTTAATAGTATTATTAATGGTATTGAAGTATACAACAACATGTATAAAGTCATTACCAAGAAGTATTCTACGTTCAAGAATCTTATTAGTACAATCTCTTCTAAGATTAATCAAATCGGTAATATAGAAGAATTGAATGCTAGATATAATAATATCTCAAGACAAGTTGAAACTGTATCTAGTGAAAGAGATAAAGCTGTTATTGAAGCATCCAAGATTGATGCGGAGATAGGTATCTTAACTAGAGATAATAATCTTGAAGAATTCTATAAGATTAACGAAGAGATACGGGAGAATCTAGATTATATTAGAGCATCCAAATCCCAAGTTATTAATCTTTCTAAAGGAGAATTAACTAGCGAGAACCTAAATGAACTAAAAGATATCATTGATAGTAGCTTACATACTTTCGATAAAGATATATCCAAATGGAAATCTGAAGAAGCTGTAGCTAAAGTCAAGATTGAGAATATATCTAGAGAGAAAGATGAGACGTTTAAATCTTTACAAACTAAGATAACTAAACGTGGTACTTTATTAGATGGCGGATTCAGTGATTCTGATTTGACTCTATATAAAGAAACCAAAGCTAAGATAGCTGATCTTGAGAATGATATTAATGGTTTAAATTCTTCTATTAAGAACCTTTCTGAAGCGGAGGCATTAGTCAATGCTATGGAAATGATTGTCCCAGTGTTAGATAGTCTTTATAATGGGTTAGATGCTACCACTAAGAAAGAGAAATACGATTTCGTTAAGACTACGCTAGATAATGATGGAAAGTATGTAGATCAAACCATTGAGTTAACTCGTACTTACAATGAAGTATCTAGAACTGTGACCGAGTTAGAATCTGAGGTACTAGCTTATGAGATTCTATTCGATAAAGCTAAGTCTTTGGCTTTAAGACCTAAAGCTTGTAAGATAGATGATTGCTCATTCGTTAAAGAAGCTATTGAAGCATCATCTAAACACCCAGAGAAACGTATCAATGACATCAATAAAGAAATTGATGAGTCTAATAAACTTTTAAAATCTCTAGAGAAAGATATTGAGTCTTATAAAGAACTATATGACTTCAATAAAAGATTTACTAATCTTCATGGTATGGTATTATCTTTCAGAAAGCTATTAGAAAAGAGTCCAGTTAATTATATTATCGACCCATATCAACTATTAGCTTCTTTAGACCATATGGAAAAGTTAATGATTGACTTCAATCAGATTCGTGGTATCTTTAATATTATTACTACGAAATCTAACTATGAGGAAATCATTGAATCATTAAAAGAACCAGCGGCGAAGTATGAAGCAAATAAGGCTCTAATCGATGAATTAGATTCCGACATCGCTTCATTGAAAGATAAACTAAGCACTATTGATAATCAGTTAATGGTAGAAAAAGATGCTATCAGTGAAACTACAACTGATATTGCATTAACTGAGTTCAAGATTGAAGTATATACTAAATGTAAATCTTTAGTTGATGAGTGTATTGGACTTGAAGAGAGAAACAATGAACTCCAAGGGCAAATCAATTCTTTATCTGATATTGCCTTTAAGGTTAAAGATCTTGAAGCTAGAATGGATGAAGCTAAGTCTCGTGCAGATAGATTGAATAATGACTTAAATGCTATTCTTAGTGAAAGAGATAAGATAGCATCTAGTAAAACGTTGTTAGAAGACTATATCAGGGACCTAGAACTGTATAACAAGAATTTCTCGATTCTCGAAACTATACGTTACTATTTAAGCCCAACTACGGGCATCCAGACAGTGTTTATGAGAACGTATATGGGAAATATTATTTTGAAAGCCAATGAATTACTCAGCTTGATATTCAATGGTCAATTCATTATACAGCCATTCGTTATCAATGAAGCTGAATTCAGAATCCCTTGTTTAGGTAATGGTTTAGTTAACGATGATATCTCATCTATGAGTACAAGTCAAATCTGTATGATTAGTATGATCTTATCATTTGCTATTCTATCTAACTCATCTACTGATTATAATATCTTAAAGCTAGATGAAATTGATGGTGGTCTAGATACAGAGAACCGTATTCAATTCATTGGTTTATTGAAACAACTTATTACCATGGTAGGATGTGAGCAATGTTTCCTTATTAGTCATAATATGGAATATGATGCTGATACTACTGTGATTGATATGGCTGCTAGACCAGTATTAGTTAGATAGGAGGTCCTATTACATGTATGATTTCGCAAGTGCATATGTACTAGCTCAAACTTTAGAAATTGTTGCATCTGCTGTAGCAATTGGTTTAGTTATAACTATGGTTGTTCAAGATTAATATAATGGACTAGTCTCTTAGTAGACTAGTCCGTTTTCTTTTTTTGTAATACTCCTGAATTATAGCTGTATATTATTAAGGTGATATGATATAGTTATTAGTTTATATAAGGAGGAAACATATCATGTTAGGACACATTAAAATTTTATTGGTTGGGTTGATTGCTTTAGCTTTTACTTATTTCATTGACCAAAGTAATCAAGATTCCTTAGGGATCATTATCTTATTAGCACCACTATATTCTATTGGTGCAATTGTTACATTAATTGGTCTTGCTGGTGTTGCAGACCGATTCATCAATCCAATGCCAAAACGCAAAAGAGCTAGACGATAAAAGTCTAGCTCTTTATTTTTTGACATTCTATTAATATTATTTTTATTCCCAAGGAGGAGCCAAAAGATGAAAACTGAATTATTTGTTATTATTGCAAGCGTGATTGCTATCGGTCTTAATGTATTATCAATGGGTCCATCTATTGTTAATATCTTAGATGGATATAACTTGAAGATGTCTTATGCATTAGTATGCACAAACATCTCTATCATTATTATTTCAATCATTCTATCTTACGTAGCAGTAAGTTTAAAAAACAACAAATAAAAGACATTTTAGTAGGAGGATATATATGTTTAGAAAGAAAACTCAACTATATCTAATTCATATAATCTTATTAAATGTCTGTATATTAGCTGCAAGTTATATGCGTAAATTTTCTATGTTACTGATGTGGATATTGTTTATACTTGCAGCTATTTCACTAGCATGGTTATTATATAACTCTGTTGATAGGAAGTGAAATTGTTGATTAAGTTGTTTTCATTTATAGGGATCTTAATTTGTCCATGGATGATTTTGATTCCTTTATTTCTATTAGAATGGATTACAGGTTCTCATATGAGGGATACACCTTATGTGATTGGGATACTGATAATCTATGATTTTAGTATGGGATTCTTATTGACGTATCGATATATTATGGATAAGATTGGAGGGAAATAATGATATCGAGTGATAAGTTAACTAAGTATGATTACTACTATCTCAGTGTCGCAAATAAGATATTGAGTAATGGAGATATGCGAGATAACCGTACAGGTATTCGAGCTATCTCTTTACCTCATGTCTGTATGACATTTGATTTGGAAGATGCATTTCCAATTCTAGCTTCTAAGTTTGTAGGATTCAAAACTGCAGTGAAGGAGCTATTATGGATTTGGCAAATGCAATCTAACGATGTCCGTAAACTTCAAGATATGGGTGTACATATCTGGGATGAATGGATGCGTGAAGATGGAACTATTGGTAAAGCTTATGGATATCAATTAGCTAAATATAAGCAAGTTGATAATCTTATTAAGACTATCAAAGAAGATCCAACAAATCGCCGTATGGTTGTAACTCTTTGGAATATCGAAGACTTACCAGATATGGCATTACAGCCATGTGCATTCCAAACACTTTGGAATATTAATCATGGTAAACTAAACTGTATGCTAACTATTCGTAGCAATGATTGGTTCTTAGGTCAACCATTCAACGTTACCCAGTATGCAGTCTTAGTTCATATGATTGCTCAAGTTACTGGTTATAAACCTGGGCAGTTGACTGTGTGTATTAATGATGCTCATATTTATGAGAATCATATACCTCAAATGCAACAACAAATGGGTTTAGTAGATCTAAATGATCTTACAGATACTATTAAAACTAATAGAGAATGTAAACCTCAACTAGTTCTAAATCCAGAGGTGAAAGACTTCTATGATTTTAAGATTGAAGACTTTAGTCTAGAAGGATACACTCCAGGTCCAAAGATTAAAGCAGAAGTAGCAGTTTAGTAGTTTAAGAAGAAAGATCAGGGAAAGTTATGCTAACTCTCATAGCAACTTATGACAATTCACGGCATCTAGTTAATTCGATGGGAGAGAAGATTTTAACAGTGCCTAAATTTGAAACAGAGATGAGAAATATCACTCTAGGTTGTACAGTAATCATGGGAAGAGAGACCTTTGAGAAACAATCTAGTCTATTGAACCATCGCAATTATATAGTTTTGAGTACAAACAAAGATTATAGAGTTAGTAATCCAAAAGTAAAAGTAATGCATTCTCCTGAGGAGATCATTCAATACTTAGAAGATACTGATGTAAAACAAGCATACGTTGTAGGAGGAGCTAAGACATTTAGTTCCTTTACTAAGTATGCGACAAGATTTATAATCTGTCATATCCATAGCAATAGTATGAATGGACGTGAGAAATTCCCATTGCTTAGGAAAAAAGATTTCCATATAGAAGTAGCAGCTACTAAGCAATATTATGATATCGATGGAACTAAACGTACATATGCATGGCATAAAGAAACTTTCTTCAGACGTGATGAAAGTAAGATAATCGATATGCGTAGATCTAAAGTCCCATTGGTTCTAAGTTTAGATAACCAAAATAAAAAATAGTCATATATTATTGATGTGAATTAATGGTTATAAGTATTACGTATCCATATTCTAAATGGATACGTAGTAGTTTATAATATAGTGTATTTTAATTTTATTTAGGAGGTTCATTATGAACAACACAAAAGGTAAGGCAATTTTAACAACTTTGGTATTGAGTGCAATGGCAGCATCTGGGTTTGCAGCTGGGGTTAACAACACAGTTGATCCAAATGCAACAGGATACGGTGCCGAATCCTATGGCAAAGATAATGCCATTACTGCAACAGGCACATCAGCATTTGCTGTTGGCTTTGAAAATACTGTAAGTGGTGCTAACTCTATTGTATACGGTCACAACAATAAAGCGACCGGTGCAAACAGCTTAGCTGGTGGCGAAAATTCCGAGGCGAAAGGCTATGCTAGCCTAGCTATTGGTTCATCTTCTCAGGCGCTAAAAGATTACACCTTTGCAATTGGGTCTCAAGCCCGTGCAGCTGCAGATAATACTGTAGCTATCGGCAACGGTGCTTATGCTAATAAAGATAATGCATTGGCTCTTGGTGCTGTTACTTCAGTAGATGGTAAAGATTCTATTGCACTTGGTTCTCATGTTCGATCCAATTCCGATAACAACGTAGCTATCGGTACTGCAGTTACTACTAATAGTAGTGATAGTGTTGGTGTCGGAACTGCAGTTACTACTAATAGTAATAATAGTGTGGGTATCGGTAACCACGTTACTAATAACCTTGGTAATAGCATCGGTATCGGCAATGGGGTTGCTACTAACTTCAATACTATTGGTATTGGTAACGGTGTTGAAACTAAGGTTCAAGATACTATTGCCATCGGCAACGGTGTAATTTCTGATGGCGAATCTTCAGTAGCTATCGGTAATGCTATCCATGCAGAAGGCGTCAAAACTGTAAACATTGGTACAAATGTAAATGCAAAAGGCGTGTCTTCTATTGTTATTGGTCGTGATACAACTGTAAATGGCGATGACACTACAGTAGTAGGTGCCAATAATGGTTTTGTTAATGCTGATCAATCAGTTGTAGTTGGTTATAACAACGTAGTTCAAGATGCATCTAAAGAACAGTTAATCTTTGGTGTGAATAGTACTACAAAAGAGCAAGGCTCTACTGTAGTAGGTTCTCATTCTAAAGCTACAGCTGTTGATAGCTTGGCATTAGGTAATAACACTATTGCTGACGTACAAAATGGCGTCGCAGTTGGCACTAATTCTGTAACAGAATTAGCTGTTGGTACTACTAATATCAAAGACAATACTTCTGATATTCGCTTCAGCAATTCTACATATGCTGGTAGCAGTCCTGATAGTGTTGTAAGCTTTGGT